ACGATCTTGCCGGTCAATTCTTCGGCCAGGCGGATCGGCGGCTGCAGCGCGGCGCCGAGCTTCAGATCGGGCATCGGCGGCACCCAGCCCGGCGCGCCGATTCCTTCGCGCTCTTTCTTCAGGAACTCCGGAAGCTCGATGCCCATCACGGCCGCGCTCAGATCCGTGCGCATCTTCGTCGCAAGCGCGCTCAGCGTTTCGCCGCGACGAATCGCCTGATCGAAGCCCGCGTTCAGCGTCTTGAAGTATTGGATCTGCTGATCGTTCGACAGTTCATAGATCCGCGTGACGTCGCCGATCAGCCGCGCGAGATCTTCGGCGGCGTTGATATCGCCCCGGAACATATCTTCTTGCTTTTGCGCGAACGCTTCCTGCTGCCGCTTGCGCTCGTCGGCGGCGCGCTGATTCGCGCGTTCGCGATCTTCGCGCGCCTTCTTGTCCTTTTCGGACTCGCCAGGCTTCGACGGCGGCGGCGGCGCGTCGTCGAGTCCGAGATCTTTCTTGAGCTTGGCGACGATATCGCGCGCGACGATCTCGTCGATCGACGTGTTCATGACTTGCAGGAAGAAGTCGGCGATATCTTTCAATTCGCCGAGCAGCGGACTGTCGTGCAGCACGCGCGCCGCTTGCATGCCGAAGTCGCCCGTCATGATCACGAGCTTGCCCATCGTCCCGCGATACGCCGCTTCGAGCTTCGTCAGGAACTTGTCCCATTCGTCGCCGAGCTTCGCCAGTTCCTGAATCTGATCGTCGGCCGTGACTGCCGCCTTGCTGCGGATCTTGTCGAAGTCTTCGAGCGCGACGCCGGTAAAGTCGTCGTAACTCTTGCCGACCAGCGCATTGAGCGCGACGGTCCGCTTCGCTTCGTCCTGCAGCTTGCCTGCGGCCGTCAGCACGGCGGCGAACTGATCTTCTTTGCCCATCGCGCGGATGGCGTCCCAACTGAGTCCGAGATCTTCGATCGCCTTCTGCGCTTCTTCCGTGCCTTTCGCGATATTCAGGCCGAGCTTGTTTGCCGCGCCGGTCAGCGTTTCGAGCGATGACCCGGTCTGCCCGGCGACGAACTGCAGTTCCTGAATCATCCGCGTGCTGAGTCCGGTCTGCTGCGCCAGGTCCGCGATCGCGCCAGCACTGTCGAACGTCTGCTTCGCGAAGTTGACCATCGTTCCGGCGGCGCGATCGATCAGGCTCGCGGCCGTGAAGCCAGCGAACATCTGGCCGAATGTCGAGCGCGCGGCGGCAGCGGCGCGGCCCATCAGCGTCAGCTTGTTCTGCGCTTGCTCGCTGGCGAGCCGCAGATCTTTCAGTTCCTTTTCTGCGACTTTGATCGAGTTCGCCAGCGTCTGCAGTTTCGGCGGCACTTCCGTGCCGAGCCGGTTCATCTTTTCGATCGCTTCGCCAGCGATCGATCCGGCGCGCTGCAGTTCCGTGGCGGTCAGCTTCGAGACGCCGCCGAGTTCGTCGATCGCCTTTTCCATGGCGATCGCGTCCTGTATGACTTTGGTGCCAGAGAACTGATCGCCAAACCTCGACAGCGTCCGGCCGACGCGGCTGAGATCGTCTTCCCAGTCCTTGATCTTGACCGACGCCTTATCGACGGCGGCGTTGAACTTGGAAAAGTCGGCGGTGAAGTTTGCTGCCAGCATGATCGGCTAGTTGCGCACGCGCGCCTTAAATTGCTCGCTGAGCCATTCGATCAGCACGTCGTATTGATCCACCGGCAGCGCTTCCAGATCGGCCAGCGTCCAGTGCATTTCGCGGCAGATCACGAAGTCGGAGATACAGCGGTTTCGGAAGGCGCCGGGACTTTTTTTTCGTGCTCTTCGCCTTCGGCGGCGACGCGCAATTCGTGCGCTTCGATCGCGTCTTCGATCTCTTTGTAGCTGTCCAGGTCCAGCGACTTGATCGAGTCGAGCGACACGCTGACCGGCAGATCGTTCGCGTCGCGGAACGACCAGCGCACGAGATACGCCAGCACTTGACCCATGCCAAGCGTTTCCAGGTTCGGCGTCCGCGAGCCGTCACCGTGGAACTTGCCGATAAAGCTCGACGTCGCGGCGCGCGCTTCGCCGACTGTCAGCCGCTTCTTGACTTCGATCCAGTCGCCGTCCGACAGCGGCAGGCGGACGATCTCTGGCGTCACGAATCGCACGCGGGGCATGTCTGTCCTTTCAGTATTCCGGGGGTCCGAGCGTCGCCGACACGCGGCCGGTGGACGCATTGATCGACAGCGTCTGCACCGGCCAGCAAAACAAGCCACCCTTGCGCGGCGCCGTGAACAGCAGCGGACGCTGCCGCAGCGAGAAGCTATCCGGCGCCGGTCCGAGCGCGCCTTCGAGTTCCCACCGCCACGGTTCGCCTTCGACGTCACGCCGCCGCCGGACGATCCAGCGCTCGACAGTCGCGGCCGTGCGATACGCCCACACGATCGCGCCCTTCGGGCCGCGCAGCGTTACGTTGCGAAACACGCGCGCCGCTCCGTTACGGCGTCGCAGGTTCGCGCGCCCACGGACCAGCGGCCATGAACGTGCCCGACAGCGCAGGCGCGTCGTTCACGCCGCAGTCGATATCCGTATCCATGTAAGCCAGACCCGACCAGAAGAAAGTCGGCTCGGTAGAGTTCGGCACGAGCTTGAGCAGGCCAGGCGTCGGCGCGTCGGCGGCTTCGACGAGCGTCGTGTCGGCCGAGTTCCAGTAGCCACCTACGGTGCCGGACACGTCTTTAAGGCCCGGCACGTAGACTTTATTGGGGTCCCCAAAACAGGTCACTTCCAGATGGTCTGTTTTCAGGGACAGCGTCCACGCATTGATCGACGCGATCTCCGTCGCCGTCGCGCCGCCAGTCGGGTCGTAGAGCACTTGGCCGTAACGGCCTGAGAGAATCGCCATGTCGTCTCACCCTTTCCGTTGTTAGAGCAGCGCGTATTGCACTTTGAAATGTCCGCCCCGATGCTGCCAGGCGAGCTTCGGATCGGCGTCGTCGATCTCCTGCAGTTCGATCCAGTCCGTGCGGTGCGTCGTCATCCACGTATAGCCTTCGACAGCGATCGGCGTGTCTTCGAGTAGTTCGTTGATCCGATCGGCGGCACTGTTCGCCGTCTTCGGCGACAGATCGCGCGTGACCGCCTTGACCATGTAGAGATGCTCTTCATACGCACGACGGCCGAAGACGCCGACGTCACGCGAGATCGGCACATGCGAGACGATCGCGAACTTCGTGCGCGGCACGCCGGTTGAACTCGGCATCGCGACTTCGAGCCAGACGCCGTCCGGCAGCAGGCCGATCAGCGTCGCGTCGGCGGCGAGCTTGTTATAGATGCCGACCGTGATCAGGTGCGTGCCAGGCAGACTAGGCATACGTGTCCACGTCGCCGCGCACGAGCAAGCCGTGGCGCGCCATCATGCGCTTGAGCGCTTCGACCATCTGCGCGCGATACTTGACGACGCGCGGGATGAAGACGTTGCCGGGTTCCGTCGATCCACGATTCGCGAAGTTTTTGTTCTCGCGCGCCTGCGCCGCGCCGCTTTCGTAGATGTAGCCGAGCGCCGAGTTTTGCAGCACGAACGCGCGCGCCGTATAGGCGACGTGCTCGCCGCCGACGACTTCAATGCCGTCTTTCAAATGCTCGGGCGTGACTTTCCTGCCGCCGATATACGACGGTGGACCATTCCAGAGCGGATACGCCTGTCGAATGTCTTGCGCCGCGCGGTTCGCGTGGACGTTGACAATGCCGCGCGCTTCGTCCGTCAGTTCTGTCGGCAGGCGCCGCAGCGCGTCGTAGAACTGCTGCATCTCCCGATTGATCACGACGCGCGCGCTCACGGCTTTTGCTCCGTGCAGAAGGCGACTGTCTCGGCTTCGAGTTCGTCGGGTGTCTGAACGTCGTTCACGTAGAACGTGCGCGCGCGAAACTGGATCGTGGTCTGCGTCGTGATGCCGGGGTGATACGGGCCGGTGAGCACATACGTCGCCTGCGCGACGATCGTGCTGACCGTCAGGCTTTCGAGATCGCGCACCGTCGCCGGACGAATCTGGCAATACCAGCGTGGGGGATCGAGCGGCACAGGCGTTTCCGTCCAGCCGCCTTCGCCGTCCGGCACGAGCGCGCCAGGACCGAGCAGCGAGACAAGATGCGGCCGTTCGGCGATCGACGTGCGCGGCCCAATGCCGAGACTCATACGCTCACCCGGCGGAAGTCGCTGATCGCGTCGTCGTAGCCGAGCGGCACTTCGCTCGCGATCGTGCCGACGACGACGGCGTCGCGTCCGGCCGTCGCATAGTGCGCCGTCAGCAGGCCGACTGCCTGCACGAGCAGCGGCGGGATCTCGGCGACGGTTTGCCAGCCGACGACGATCCGCGCCGTGTAGGGATAGAGCGCGGACGGCGACGGGGGCCAGTCGTCCGGCGGCTCAGGCGGCGGCTCAGGCGGCGGCGGAATCGCGCCGATCGATTGCAGCGGCCGAGCCGGTGCCGGAAAGTCGTTCGGATTCACGAGATGCGACAGGTAGAGATCGCGTGTCTGCGTCAGCAGCGCATAGCCGGTATCGCGCTCGACCCGCTCGCGTGCCGCCTTCACGAAGCCCATTAGCTGCGCTTCGCGCGGATCACCGGCAGGCCAGTCGAAGCCGCAGCGCAGCTTCGCTTCGTCGAGCGTCAGCGGCTCGATCGTCGGCGGCGTGATCAGCACGTTCGTGTTTTCGACGGCGCGCCGCTGATCGACGAAGTCGCTGCCGCCGTAGCCGTAGCTGGTGCACGTCATGACGTCGGCGCCTTTGTCAGCGCGGCGCGCACGACCACGCGCCGATACGTGCCGGTGGTGAACGTGGACGCTGTCGCCGCAGGCGGCGTCTCAGGCAGCACGATCGGCGTGCGCGGCGTGCGCGGCTGATTGCGCGCCGGTAGCTGCACGAGCGCGAGCGGCGTGCCAGGCGCCGTGCACGTCGTATGCGGCGCGTCGTCTACCGGACACGGACCGGGATCACACTTCATGCCGCTTCCGTGAGCGTGAACGCGACGGTGTTGCTGACGTTGCCGGACGGCTGCTGCACGCAAACCGGCAGCGCGATCGCCGCTGCGGCCGTCGCCATGTTCACGGTTGTCGTCAGTTCAGTCGGCGAGACGAACGTCGTCGGTTCCGGCGCGCCGTTCCAGACGATCACGCTGCCATCGACGAAGCCCGTGCCCTGCACGGACAGCGTGAAGTCAGGCGCGCCAAGTGCAGCGGTATCCGGCACGAGCGCCGCGATCGTCGGCGGCGGCGCCGTCGTGTCGTAGATCGGTTCCGGGGGCCAGCCAGGCGGCTGTCGATACGTCGGATATGCGGCCGGTGGTTCAAGCGGCACGTCGCGCGGCGGTTTTGCCATTGGGCTTCTTCCCTTTCACGGAGACGCGCGGCGACGGGACCATGAACGCCGCCGCGCGTTCCAGCGCTTACAGCAGGATCACTTCGCCGAAAGCGCCGGGTCGATACACCGCGAGCGCGAGCCGCTCTTCGGCGCGAATCGCCACCAAATTCTTGATAAAGAAATCCTGATGGCTATTGGACGCTTCGACGCGAATGCCGCCCTTGCGGAAGACTTGCGACGCCGAGCCGAAGGCGCCGACGAGCGCCGTCAGTGCCGGAATCGCTGGCGTCACGGCGACAGGCAAGCCCCACAGCGTCGGACCCACAGGCGCCGAGAACGGACCGCCGCCGATGTATTCGCCGGTTGTCGTCTTCGTCAGTTGGATCTTTTGCCAGTCGGCCGGATTCATGACGATTCCGTCCGGCATCAGGAATGACGAATTGAAGAGCGCCATCATCTGCCGGAAGATCGCGTCGGCGGCAGTGTCCGGCGCCGCGCCTTGCGTGACGTCGGCGGCGAGTCCGGTGCGGTTACGAATGCCGACGATATCCGGCGCCGTTACCGTGCCGTTGAGCAGTTGATCTTCTTCGGCGAGTTCGACGCCGAGCCGCAGCCGCGCGTCGATATAGCTGCGGATCTGCGCGACGTCTTCGAGCATCTCTTCGCTGACCGGCAACCAATGCGCGATCTTGCGGACCGGATCAGATGCGGCGTCGAAGGTCAGCGTCGATTCAGGCTTTACCGCGCCTTCCGCGACGGTATCGGCCGCGTTCACGAACGACGTCTCCCGCATGTAGCTGATCAGATTCGAGTCGGTCGTGCCAGGCGCGATCAGATCGGCGACGACGCGGCGCCGGAAGAGCGTTTCGAGAATGCCCGGCCGGACGTCGGGCAGCACGAGCTTGCCGCCGCTGGCCGGATCTTCCGTCAGCGTCGCGGCGTATTGCTCGACGTGCGACGCGAAGCCCATGCGTCCGCGCCGATCGAAGAGTTCGACGGACGGCGATCGCCAGGACGCGCTGCTGCGATGTCCGCCCTTCTTGAAGAAGTCGAACGCTTCGGAGCGCACGAACTGCTCGCCCCAACTGAGAAACGACGGATTCCGGTTCGGCAGCGCCGGAAGCGTCGGCGACGCGGACACGAGTGCTTCGATCGTGCGCGCCATGCTGGCGTCGGTCGTGGCGCGATCGATCTGCGCCTTGATCGCGACACCGGCATCGACGAGCGCCTGCACTTCGCCGCGCTCGGCATCCGACAGCACACGATTTTCCGCTTCGGCCGTGCGCGACACGGCGGTGAGCTTCGCGTGCGCTTCGGCACGCTTGGCGTCGAGATCGCGCCGCAGTTGTTCAATATTCATGAGCAGCATCCTTCACAGAGCAGCGATAGCGAGATCGAGCAGATCGCGCGTGGCGCGCGCCTGCCAGGCGACGTCGGGCGTCCGATCCTGATCGGTGGCCTGCGGGGCAGGCTCCTGCGATGTGTCGGCCGTCTGACGAAGTGACGCGCCTGCAGGCAGCAGGCGCGCGAGCGTGTCGTCGAGCGTGCGGATCTCGTCGATCATTCCGGCGTCGAGTCCGGCACTCGCGGAGACGAGCCGCCCTTCGCCGTAGCCGCCGCGCACGACAGACGCGGCGACGCTGCGGCCCTTCGCGACGTCGTCCACAAAGGTGCTGTAGCTGTCGGCGACGATCGACGTCAGATAGGCGAGCGCGTCGTCGCCGAGCGGCGCGTCGTCGCGCAGTTCCGTCTTGAACTTGCCTGCGCTGACGAGCGTGCGCTTGACGCCGTTTTTTTCGAGCGCCGCGCTCAGATCGTTGTGAATCGTGAAGACGCCGATCGAGCCGACTTGCGCGGACGGCGACGCATGGATCTTCGTCGCGTTCGCCATCGTCCAATACGCCGCGCTTGCCATCTGATGATTGGCGACGGCGATCACCGGCTTGACGGCGCGCGCCTTCCGGACTTCGGCCGCGAACTCTGTCGCGCCTGCGACGCTGCCGCCGGGTGAGTCCACGTCGAAGACGATCGTCTTGACGTCGGGACTGTCTACGGCGCTGCGCAGCGCACCCGTCAGCGCTTCAAACGACGTGCCGCCGCTCGCTTCCGTCAGCAGGTTCGCGCGCGGCGCCAGCACGCCATACATGGGAATGACGGCGACGCCGCCGCGTCCAGGCTGCGGCCCGGCGTCGCGGCGTTGCGCGACAGCCGCCGCAATCGTGGCGCTATCCGCCTTCATGCCAGCGAGCCGATCGCCGATGATCGTCGCGACGACGTGCAGCATGCCCGGCGTGAGCGCCCACGGGTGATCGAGCGCGAAGCTCAGAAGGTGCAGATAGCGCTTATGGGTCATATGCACTCGCTTCCCGATGCGGACTGAACGCCGCCGCGCCTGCCGTCAGCAGCGTCAGCGTGTCGGTATTGACAATGAAGGCGAGCCGCGCGGCGTGGCGCTGCGCGCCTTCGGCCGTATGCCCGGCGGCGCGGTAGAGCGGCACGAGATCGGCGACAAGCTCGGCATTCCAGCGCTCGACGTCGAAGGCGCCAGCACGCGCGTCATGCGCGAACTTGCCGACGACGGCCGACTGCCGCTGCCAGGCGCGCTCGATCACTGGCCCGATCGCGATCGCCGCGTCAGGCGTGAAGCTCGGCGTCGCCGTCTCGCCGCCGCTGGCGGTCGTGTTCAGCGGACGCACGAGCGCGTCGGCGCCAGGATCGTCACTGGCTGGCAGGTTCAGCCGCGCGCGCCCTTCGTTGCGCGTCATGATCGGCGCGCCGACGAGCACTTGCAGCGCGGCGGCTTGCTCTTCAAATGAGCCGGTCAGCTTTTCAGCGATGTTGAACTCGACGTAAACGCGATCGCGATCGCGACATTCCGGCAGCAGTTGCCGCTCGATCTCTTCGGCGAGCATGACGAGCCACGGGCCGAGACAGTCCTGATATAGCTGCTTGTGCTGCTCTTTAATGTTCGAGAAGGTGGCGTGATCGAGAATGCCGACCATCGGCAGTGGAACGTGATAGGCGGCGGCGACTTCTTCGCGCGTCAGCTTGCGCGCCGCTGTGTATTCCGCTTGGCGCGGCGTGAACGCGATCGGCTTGAACGTCGCGCCGTCTTGCAGCACCGGCACGGCGCCTGAGCCGCTCGCGCCGCTGAACTTCGCACGCCATTGCGCGCGGAACGATTCGACTTGTTCCGGCGTCCAGGTCTTTGCGCTGGATGGCCGCTCGACGACGCCTTCGATCCGCGCCGCATTCCGCCAGAACGACTCGCGGTGATCCATGGCGGCGGCGTCTTCGGCGAGCAGCCGCCGCAGGGTTTCCAGCGGCGACAACCCCATGAGCGGATTCAGCGGATCGTAGCCGCCGAAGTAGACGATCTCGGACGGCGGAAAGTCATAGACGGCGCCGCGCGCCGTGATCCAGCGAAACGCAGTCGGCGACAGTCCGCCGAGCACGACGACTTGATCGGGCGGCAGGCGCTGCAGGCCGATCCGGTTGCCAGCTTCGCGCAGCTTCAACCAGTAAGCGTTGAAGTAGATGCCAAGGTCTTGCATCAACGTTTCGATCAGCCGATAGCGCGTGACGAACGGCGTCGGGTGATAGAGCCAGGTTGCAAGCTCGTGATCGGCGAGTCGCTCGCGATCGGTATCGCTGACGCGGCGGAAGACGTGGATGCCCAACTGCGCGACGTTGCGCGCGAGAAAGTCGATCACCGTGCGGACGTTCGGTTGCGTCGTGTAGAGATACGCATACGTCTGCGGGTTCGTCGTGCAGCCGCCGTATGACCAGCCGGTGGCCCACGGCGGATCACTGGCCGTCAGTCCGGCGAGCGCCTGCACGGCCTGCAACGATCCGACGCTGCGCACGATCGCCATCAGGGCAAGACCTGCAGAAAGGCGACGTTGTCGCGATGAATGACGACGTCGCCGTCAACCGGCGTCGCCGGGCCAGCCGGACGCAAGAGCGCCGGTTCGCGCAGCACAAGCCAGGCGCCTCGGCTGTGCCAGAGCACGCCGCGCACGGCGACGTCGCTGTCAGACTTCAAGTTCACAATCACGCTGCGCAACAGACAGGGGGGGCGCCACCAGAGCAGACGACTCAACTGCACCGGACGGCAGCGTGCGGCGGCGCGGACGCGCCGGTCAATATTTCATCCGTTAAATCGCGCGGCAGGCGCAAACAAAAAGGTCAGATGCCGAGCCGCCGCGACAGCGTGACCGAGCGCGGCCGACGCGCCGCCGTCGCCGTGCGCAGATAGCTGGAGATCGCGCGGCGGATCACGACCTGCACGCGGACGCGATCGGCACGCGCGATCGCGTCGAGCCGATCGAAGTCGCCAGGCGTCAGGTTCAGGCACAACTGCGCCGAAGGCGCGCCGGACTCGTCGAGCGCCGGACGGCCGCGCGGACGCTTCGGCATCGTCATGTCAGTTCGGCGTCGGCGTGGATCACTCGTCGTCCGAGCCATTCGGCGATCTGCGGCACGAGCGCGTTGCCGAGCGCGCGCAGTCTGTCCACGCGATTGGGAATCCCATGAGCCATTCGGACAGGGCCGGGGAAAGGTGCCCACGTGTCGCTGCCGAATAGGGGTCCATAGTCGAGCGCACGTTCGACTCTTCGCCGAGTGCAGGGCAGTCGCACTCGTAAGCGTGCAGCGGCCAATGGATCACACACAGGTAATCCTCGCAGCACGAGCACGGAATCCAATCCGGCAGATTCTCCGCGAACTCGTCCAGTTGTCCCGTCCGCTGGCCGTAGCGGTGACTGCCTTTGAAGTCGTTCGCGCCGGGGGTAGGCAACCAGCCACACGCGCTCTCGTCTATGTGGGGCACCAACGACCCATGCAGGTATGCAATCCCATTCCGCGTCATACCCGCACTCGGCCAAGTCTCCGAGAACCGTTCCGAAGCTCCGTCCAGCGTCATTTGACAGTAACCCTGTGACGTTTTCAGCCAGCACCCAGCGGGGTCGTATGTCGCGAATGATTCGTGCGAACTCGGGCCAGAGATCGCGTGCGTCGTCAGATCCGCCGCGTCGGCCAGCGACGGAGTGCGGCTGGCAGGGAAAGCCTCCGCAAATAATGTCCACTGGTGCGAGACAGTCGGCGCAGGCGGCGCCGTCGTGCGCGGCTTGTCCGTGCGTCGTTCGGACATCGGCGTATCTCCTGACGTCGGGCCAGTGCTTCGCGAGCACGCGCCGACAATACGGATCGATCTCGACTTGCCAGACGATCTCGCAGCCTGCGCGTTCCAGGCCGAGATCGAAGCCGCCGATTCCGGCGAACAAGCTGCCGACTTTCATTCGACGAGTCCCATCGGCCAGCCGCGCTGCACGCGCTCGCGTTCGACGCGCAGCTTTTCTCCCGTGCTACTCGTCGCCGTCCAGCGCAGATGCTGCGGGTAGCCGTCCACAAACGCGCACGTCCATTGCACCCGGTAGCCGTGTTCGTTGATCTCAGCCTTCGGCGTCGAACCGTGCTCCAGTTCGATCAGCGTCGCGGCCAGGTTCCGGCGGACGCAGACGACGTGACTCTCGATCAGGCCGACGTAGACGATCATGCGACGATCAGCACGGGGTCTTCGGCTGGCACGTCCGGCCGCGCGCGTAAGACAAGGTTTCTCGCAATCACTGCGGCCATGACCGGATCGATCCGGCCGCGCGACTTCTTCTTGATCGGAAAAATATTGCCCTTGCCGTCGCGCTGCACGACGGCATTGCCGTGCGTCCACATCAGCAGCGGACAGCCGCCGCCGTCCACGTTTCCCGCGAGCACGTCCGCTTCATACGCGCTCGCGCCGCTGGACATTCCGGCATAGGTCTGCGCGACTTCGACGACGCAGTCGCGATCGAAGCCGTCATCGTCAATCAACTGATCGACGAGCACGTCGGCATGCCATGGATCGAAGCCGACGCGCGCAATGCTGAAGCGGTTGCGCATTGCGCGCAGCACGTCGCGGATCACGCTGTGATTGACTTGCGTGCCAGGCGTCGTCCGCAGGACCGGCTCGCCGTCGATTCCGATCTCGGACGCCCAGCGGAGATACGGCGCGCGATCGCGATGCGCGCGCTCGGCGAGCGTCTCTTCGGGCGTCCAGACCCAGCGCAGCAGGCGATAGCGCGCATGCGTGTCGGACGGCGGAAAGAGCGCCACCATGGCGCAGAGATCGAGCTTGCTCGCGAGATCAATGCCGATGTAGCAGACTTCGCCGCGCAGATCGTCGAGCGTCCAGTCGTCGGACTGTCCGGCACGCCAGCCGTCGATCGATAGCCACGGCTCGCGCGCGGCTATCCACAGGTTGAGCCGTTTCTGCTTGTATTCGGGCGCGCGGCCAGGCGCATGGACGGCGGCGAGCACGGCCTTGCGCATGTCGTCCGGATTGACGGAGATCCCCCACATCGGATTCGCCTTGATCGCCGTCGCTTCCGTCGTCCAGTCGTCGTCCGGATCGGCGTGCGCAATGAAGGCGAACGTCGAGTCTGTCGCCGCGTCGGCTGGCAGTGTCTCGTCGAGAATCTGACAGCAGTAGGTGTGCATCTCGCCGCACGGACTGACGAGATCGTCACCGGCCGTCGTGATAATGAAATGTAGAAACGTCAGCCGCGCGCCTGTCGCGGATTCCATGACATCGACGAGCGCGCGCGTCTTGTGCGCATGAAACTCGTCGGTCACGATGCAATACGGATTCAGGCCGTCCGTCGAATCGGCGTCGGCGCCGAGCGGCTCCAGTTTGGCGTCGAGCGCGTCGCGGTGCAGGTTGTGCGCGAGCACGCGCACGCGCGAGCGCAGGCCGGACGATCGCACGAGCTTGCGCGCCGCGTCGAAGCACAGCTTCGCTTGCTGCCGCTTCGTCGCGATCACGTAGCCTTCGGCGCCAGGCTCGCCGCTGAAGAAGGTCTGATAGAGCGCGACGATGGCTGCTTCGAGTGTCTTGCCGCTCTTTCTCGGCAGTTCGTTATACGCCGTCGTGAAACGCGGCAAGCCGCTCGCGGCGTGCTTCCAGCCGAAGACGCTGCCGAGCCGAAAGCGCTGCACGTCGGCGAGCACGATCGGCTTGCCTGCGAACTGCTCGCCTTTGTAGTGCCGTAGCTGTCCGGCGAAACGAAAGAAGCGCTCGGCTTCGTGGACGTCGAAGCGATACGCGAAGTCGCCTGCGGCTTCGCGTGCGCGATCGCGCAAGTGTCGCGCGCAGGCGAGCCGATGATATTGCCCGGCAGGCACGACGCGCTCGACGACGGCCGTCGCGTAGCGATCGACGTCGTTAGTTCGGCTTGCTCGTGCTGGCATGACTGCGGCCGTTCAGCGTCGGGCCTTTCGGCGCCGCGCCGCGTGTCGGCAGATCGAACTCGGCGAAGGCGTCGCCAGGTTCCTGCTCGGCCGCCGCCGCGACGCGCGTGCGCGCCGCAGGCGTCAGGCCGAGCGCGTCCCACAGGCGCGCGCAGTGCAAGAGCGACTTGTGCGCGATCTGCATGTAGGGATTGGGAATCGGGTTGTCGCTCTTCGCCGAGCGCAGCACGCGCCGCGTCGGCGGCGACTGCGCGAGCGCGTCCTGATAGACGGACCACTGCTGACAGGCGGCGAGCAGCACATTGCGATCGGCCTGCGTGACGACGCGCGCTTCGCGCAGCAGCGGCGCCAGGCGCGTCCATTCCGCCGCCGCGACAGCGTCGCTGGCGAGTTCCGGCGGCACGGCGTCGAAGCTGTCGTCGGCGGCGGCGATCTGCGGCTCGTCGGCGTTATACGGACGTCGGCCAGGATTGCCGCGCAGCTTGCGCAGCGCTGTCGGCGTCGGCGCCGGACCGCGCTTCATGCTGACGCCTGCTCGGCGCGCAGCAGCACGCCGTCGCGAATCGCGCGTGCAATCGCCGCCATCATGGGCGGCGGCACGGCGCGGCCGAGCCGCTCCCACTGCTGGCCGTAACTGCCGGTCAAGACGAAGTCGTCCGGAAAGCCGCAGATCCGCTTGACTTCCGCAATCGTCAGGCGGCGCCGTTCGACGCCCAGCGTAATTTCGTTATGCGTGAAGCGACGGCCGAGCGTCAGCACAGTCGGCGCAGGCGTGTCGAGCGATCGCCGATCGTGCTTCGTCTGGACCCATTCGACGACGCCGCTGCTGGCGCCGCTGGCGAATTGATAGTCGCTGTGTCCGCCTGTGCCGCTCATCTTCGCGCGCACAGTCGGCGCCGGACGATCGATCGCATGCAGCCGCGCGGCTTCGCGCGCGTTGCTCGTGACGATCGCATCGACGGCGCGCGTCGCCACGATCGGCGGCGACGGTCCGGCCGCGTCAAGCCAGCGATCGTGGATCACGCCGTCCTGCACGGCGTTGAGTTCCGGCAGCGCGTCGCGCACGCTGTAGCGATACGGCAGCGGCGTCGGAAAGACCGGCGCGCGTGCCAGGTCCCGGCGGACGCCGACGAAGATCAGCCGCTTGCGCACTTGCGGCACGCCGAGCCATTGCGCGTCGAGCAGCCGCGCTTCGACGTTGTAACCGAGCGCGACGAAGTGCGCGAGCAGCCGCTTGAACATCCCCTTCGCCACGCCTTGCACGAGTCCGGCGACGTTCTCGGCGACGAAGACGCGCGGCTGCAGTTCGTGCACAAGCCGCGCATACTCGAAGAAGAGATCGTCCACGCGCTGCTTCGTGTCCGAGTAGGTCTTGACGGCGCCCCATTGCGCCTCAAGCTGTCCGGCTGTCGAGAAGCTCGCGCACGGCGGCGAGCCGTCGAGCACGTCGAGCTTGCCGACTGGAATGCCCGTCGCGGCGACAATGCTGCTGCCGCGCACGGCGCGCACGTCGCGCGGATCGATCGTCGTCGTCGGCCAGTTCGCGCGGTAGCTGTCGCGTGCCGCCGACACGAACTCATTGGCCCAGACGACGTCGAAGCCTGCCATCCGATAGCCGAGCGACGATCCGCCGCAGCCGCTGAACGTGGACGCCACCGTCAAGCCGCAGCGCGGCAGCGTCGCGATCTCGGCCATGCTCGGCAGGCAATACGGCGGCTTGATCACGTCGTCGGCTCGCTACCAGGCGCCGCGTCCGCTGCCGGTTCCGCCGCTGCGCCGTCCGTCTTCGGACGGCCGGACCATTCATAGCCGCACGACGGACAGCGATAGGCCGTCTCCAGATCGGCGCCGACGCGCACGAACTCAGTCGGCGCGTCCGGTCCGAGCAGCCGCACGCGCTCGGCGTCGGTCCAGAACGGCTGCAGATCGAGTCCGGCGGCGTCGTCCGCACGCAGTTGCTCGACGTTCCAGCCTGCCAGTTCGGCTGCACGGTTGTCGTAGATCGCGAGCGCGCGCTTTTGCTCGGCCGTCAAGTTGCGCCGCCGCACAGCGACGATCGTCTCGCCGTCCGCTTCGACGACGTGCAGCTTCGTGATCCCCGCTTCCGCCGCCGCGTCGAGCGTCGCGTTTCCGGCGAGCACGACGTCGTCTTCGTCAATCACGATCGAGCGCGCGGCGCCGACTGCCTGCAGCGCTTCAACGACCATGCTGACGTTACGCGGCGTGTGCGATCGCCGATTCGCTGGATCTGGCCGCAGTTCCTTTATGTGTTCCACGCGAAAACCCTAGCGAAAATGCAGATTCCGTAACCTGCGACCGTGTGCGACCGGC